TATTCATTATAATTATGATAATTATAAAAAAATTTCTAATTTTATCAGAGACAAACTAGTCCACGACGAGGTGAATATTATATGTTTACAGGAGGTATGGGATATACATATTTTAGATTTAATCAAGAATAATCTAAAAGATTTTAATTTATACTATGCCTCGCCACCCGTAGATATGAAATTTATCGTTGGCGAACATTCGGGTTTATTAATTATATCTAAATTTCCTATCGTATATACGAATTTTAATTTATTAAAAAATTCTAAATTAACGTGTTTTATGACAAATAAAGGATTATTTCATGTTAAAATTAAAGTAGGTGGTGACCAAATTATAAACATAGTCAATACGCATTTACAAAATAGCACTGTTTTTTATTGCTTTAATTATAAAAATATTGCCAATAATCAACTATTTGATATTTTGAATTATTGCGAATATAATAATTTAACAGATGTTGTAATTGTTGGTGATTTGAATCTAAATACTAGACTTATTGATAAGGTTTTGAATAATAATCAATATGTAACAGTCCCCTACAATGAAAAAACGAATCCTATAATAACATGTCCATCAAGCGAAGAACAATTAGACTATTTTTTATTTTATAAGCAAACAAATGAATATAAATTTTTTAATGTATTTAAAACAGATTATAGCGACCATTATCCCATAATAATTAATATATAATATAATATATAATGAAACAAAATAAAGGATGTAACGATTGCGTCGGTTGCGAAGGATGCGTTAATTGCGAAGGATGCGTTAATTGCGAAGGATGCGTTAATTGCGAAGGATGCGTTAATTGTGTTAATTGTAATAGTTGTACAGAGTGTTATTGCTGTGACGATTGCGATCATTGTATAAATTGTCATAAGTGTGAGCATTGTAAAAAATGCCATAATTGCGACAATTGTGAAGAATGTGTTAATTGTAAAATATGTAATAAGTGCGAGCATTGTAAAGATTGTGACAATTGTATGTGTTCAAATGATTGTAATACTTGCAACAGTTGTAAATGTTGTCATAAACTAAAAAATAAAAAGGCTTGCACATTGAATAGATCAACTACACGCAAGGCCAGATCTTCTAAAAAATCTTCATCTAAGAAGCGGTGATTCCATATTTTGAAACAGATTATTAGAAAGTGATTTATAATTATTATTAGTAGAAGGCATATTTGGAAAACATACCACATTCTTTTTATTGCCATCGCTATCTAAGGATTTCCTATAATTAATATATTGTTCTATATTGGTCATTATGTTTGGTATAATCAGTTGTAATAAAAAGTGGTTAAGCCTGTCCACTTGCCCATGTATATTTTCTTCTTGATTGAGGCCGTATTGTAAATAAATGGCTCTCATATTAATTAATAATTTTTCATTATCTTGTTTTCCTACTTTATATGTATTATTACTCAATTGTTTAATATTATTTATAATCATATTTTGTATAGTATCAATATTATGCTCTGAAAAAAATATAGAATTTACTGGATTTTTTTCAATATTTAAATAATTACTATTCATAATTTACAAAATAAAAAAAAACAAAAATTATTTTTTATAAGGTATTGTTATTTTTGCGCTTTTTTTTAAAAGATAATTATGATTTATAACAATATCTTTAAATATATTTTTATTTTCTTTATTGTTAAGCCATACGTGATTGAAGAATGATTCCCAGGTTATTCTTTTTTTTGGATTTAACACTAATAATTGCTTTATAAGATTTGTACAATCGTTTGAATAAGAGTTTTTTATTATGATTTTATTGTTAGATAATTTAAAAATCAGTTCTTGAACATTAGATGAATTAAATGGAACATTTTTATAACATAATTGATATAAAATAACACCTAATGACCATAAATCTACATTATTGCTATAATTATGATATTGTAGCATTTCGGGAGCCATGTAATACGGGCTTCCGCATATTGTTTTATATAAATTCTGCGTGCATTCATCGTTGGCAAAACCAAAATCAGATATTTTAACGATGTTTTCTTTCGTTATTAAAATATTGTGAGGTTTTAAATCGCGATGTATAATATTATTTTTTTTAAGATATTTTATACCCTTAACAATTTGTTTAAAAATACTTTTTATTTCACTTTCTTTATTAATTTTATCAATTATATTAGTTAAATCTCCATTTTCACAATATTCCAGTATTATATGAGCTTCGTCCTCTATAAAACAATAATCTATCAACTTTACTATATGTATATGGTCTAAAGGTTTCATAATTGAAATTTCGTGAAGAACGAATTCTTTGCTTATTTTAGAAATATTGATGCATTTGGATACTATTTTAATATTTGTTTTTATGATTGTTCCTAAATAAATCTTAGAATAAGAACCTTTCCCAATTATTTTATCTTTATATATTAAATATTTATCTAAAATAATTTGGGTATTATCCATATTACTTTAAATTATATTTTAATTTATAAATATTATTATTATAACATATATTTATAAATATTATTAGTACCTGCCTTATGTATGACCACCTTATTTGCGACCGCCTGATTTGCGACGGCCTGATTTGCGACGGCCTGATTTGCGACGGCTCTTTTTAGTACACCCCGAACCACCAAACAATACTTTGTGAGCACCGGGCGTGAATGATATATTATTATATTTTTTACCCGAACCCGAACAACTGGACGAACTTCCACCGCCTACTGAATATGCGTATAAGTTCGGTCCAGATACAATATTATTATTATCTGAACGCAATACGCCATTGCTACCCGTGTCAAAACTACTCGGTCTACTTAATTCTGGACTACCCTTCGCATAGTAACCCGAGTGGTCGTTTGAAAAATAGGCAGCGGGCATATTATATCGCCCGCCGCGCTGTGTTCGTCCACCGACGGCATGTGGAAATAAATTCGGACCAGATACGGTATTATTATTATCTAATCGCAATACGCCATTACTATCGGTTATGAAATTACTGCGCGCAGTTAATTCCGGACTACCCTTAGCATAGTACCCCGAGTGATCGTTTGAAAAATAGGCAGCAGGCATATTATACCGTCCACCACTTTGTTTAATTGCGGAATTGACATCATTTAGATTTACGCGGTTACGTTTATCCTCGTTTGCTTTCATAATTGATAATTTTAATAGATTATTCATGTATATTATATGTAATATTATTTTTTAATTTCAATAAAATATATTTAATTGTCTAAATTCAGGTCATTCGTATATATCGAATATAAACGCATTTGATCTAAAGTATATTCTATCGCTGGTTTGTTCTGGTAAATCAGTTATCTCAGTTATAGATTTTACGATACGACTATTCGCATTTGTTTGTCTTTTTAGAAAGTCGTTGTTGGAACCATATAATACTAATATATTATCGGGATTTTCATTTTCCAAAAGAAAATTCAGACCTGTAATGTTTAATTTATAATACCCAATCCAATCTAAATACATTGCTTTCTTTCTAAGTATGGTTTTTTGATGATCGTATGTGGTGTATTTAAAGAACACTCTACCCAGGTTCTTATTTTTTAATACGTCGGCGTCGTCATCGTCGCTATAAAACAATGAAATTAGATTTATAAAACTGGGATTATCCATAATTTTATATTTAGCAAAATTCATACATATGGTAGCTCCGTTCATTTTTTGATTAAATATCATAAACTCTCGAAATTTTTCTAATAATGGGCGATATGTATCTATCCAAAGAATATCAAAAGGCTTTACTATATCCGGATCCAGTTGATTAAAGATTATATTTTTTTTAGAATGGTCGTATTGGTCTATACAAAGAAATAATGGTAGGGCATCCGGCGGATATTCCATTCCAGGAAATATTTGTGTCGCTTGTGTATATTTAATATTATCCATATCGCCACAATTACACCCGATGGATACATACGTCCAATATTTTTTACCAGATTTTATCAAGGAGTCCAAGTATTCAATAAACGGAGATAACATTATTTCAAAATCGTCATTATTAGCATCTCTGAGACGATCGTTTTGATACACCTGATATTTAGACAAATGTTCATTCCAAGTGATTTGTGCGGTAGGTTCCGTAAATGTTAATCCAGTATTCATTGTGATTTAATAATTTATTTTTTAATCAATTTTAAATATTAGGTTGCGCCGTTTATATTTAAAAAATATAATAAATTAATATTTATATGTCCAGTACTAAAATAGAAAATAGTAGAAAATATTTCAATAAAGCGATAACTTTGCTATCGGAGTCATCGTCTGTTACAAATATAAATAAATCAATAGTATTGTTTAATAAATCTAATAAAAGAATGGGTGATAAGCATATACCCAGTTTAAATGGTTTAGCTACCTGTTATACCGAACTGCATAAAATCAAAAAAGCCAAAGATATATATGATAAGAATATGGATATTCAAAAGGCCAGCGATATAACTACTATAAATAGCTATTTAAATTATTGTACGAAGGTTGGCGATGTATCTCTTGCGATAAAGCTTTGTAATATACTGATTGAGAAATTCCCCCCTTCGGTATACACTGTATACACTTATGTTAAATTAAATTTAGAAGAAAACAATTTGAATTTATTAGATAAATTTAATTTAAATGAATTACCGAAAGAACATAAATTAATATATATGAGAATAGCCGCTATTCTATACGAACGCAATAACGAATATAAAAGAGCCTGGTTAAATTACTATAAATCAAATAGACTGGTATATAATTTACCAAGCGTAACTCTAATGATGGACGAATACCGTAAAACATTTAAGGACGTTCGCACAAAAATAAAAGAAAATAAATTCAGTAAGATTAATAATGCTATACCGGTTGTCTTTATTATCGGTTGTCCTAAATCAGGATTAAACCTGGTCAACTCCCTGTTGACCGAATCGGATTTGTTTTATGCGACCGATGTTAAATTAGATATTGCCGGCATACTGGAAAAATACAAAAATCATAACAATGAGACAGATAACAAATCCGAAGGCGAAAATGTCAATATAGATTCAAATGAAATATTCGTAGAATTATATAATAATATGAAAGAAATATACAATTCTAGTGATTATCGTAAAAATTCAAAATATATTTTACAATCGCAGCAAGATATAAATCTATATGTTGGCGTTATACATAAAATATTTACAAATGTTAAATTTATAGTGTGTAATCGCAATTTAAAAGATACCGCCATTTCCCTATTTACATCATTTGACTATGATAATTCCATGAATTGGACTAATGATTTGATGAGTATAGTTAATTATATTAAATTTAATAAAGAATTATTAGATTATTGGGATATACCTGCGAGCGATACTCACACGGTAAACTACGAAGAATTAGTTAAAGACCCACAAAATACCGTGGATAGTATATGTGATTTTCTAAAAGAACCGAAACATAAAATAGATTTCGTTCACCAACAGAAAAGGAATTACAATACCGAAAATATAGCTAAACTTAAAATGAAAATACATACTGATTCAATCGATAGATATAAAAATTATGAACGCTATGCTTCCGAATTATCGCTGCTATAATAAACAAATATAAATATAAACAAATATAAATATAAATAAATTTATTTTTAAATAGTATATGAATCAATGTAAAGTATCTGTAGTATTAGCATATATTGCTTTTATTTATATAGTAGCATCGGTAATATATTTGATAGCGTCACGATCATATGGAACGCCGTTTAAAGACGCAGTATCTAAATATCCAGAATTAGTTGAAATCAAACGCGAATCCGTAAATAAGCGCATGGTATTATTCTTACGAGGAATAATATTTTCATTAATTATATTACTAATCACCCGACCATTTAAATCATGCCAATAATTACTTAATAATTTGTTTATTAATGTATTTAACTAACCGCTCGTTAACACAATAAAGTATTATTATTACTAACAAAAATAAACTATAGTAAAATATCCACTTTAACAAAAATTTTTTTTTATCATCATTAATCTTATTCTCATTGTGAGTTAATTTAGATAATTCTCTATAATTATAATTGTATTTTTTGCCTATAATACAATTACCACCACTACTAAATATGTTACTACTACATAATTTATAGTCTGTTTCGGGTGCTTTGTCTTTTCTATAATATTCATAATTTTTTATTGCACCAAGTGGTTTTTTACTACATTTAACTCCACGTATTACGCACTTATTATTAGTATTATCGTATACAATACCTTGACATTCGTCTTTATTATTACATAATATTTGACAATCATCTAATGATCCATTAAATGGTTCAATTAATGAAGAATTAAACTCATCGGCATCACAATAATTAACCGTATTGTCTTTATTAACCGTATCGTCTTGTATATATTCAAAGCAATTTGTCAATAAACCATAACATTCTATATTATTATCGCACGCGTCCTGAGCTTCTTTTAAATTGTTAAATTTAGAAGGATTTGCATTATTAGGAAGTGTTTCGCAAGACTTATTATTAATTAAATTCCAATCCATATATATATATATTTAAAATATAATTAAGTTTTTAGTTTATAAATGAACAATAAAAAGGGCGACGAAGGTGATAATAAAATATTCATTCCATGCACGCATAAGGAAACTCCTTTTTATGAAGATCAATATATAAAATACAACTCTGATAATTTAAACGAACCTGCTGGTTTTAATTTATTTTCAAACGAAGAACTATATAGTAATTTAAACAAAAATAACAATAAAAAAGAAAATAACAATAAAAACAAAAACGAAAATAACAACAAAGATATAAATGTAGAATATATTACAACTGAAATTAATAATAAAACCGTAATAACAAATGATATATTGGGCGATTTTAAATATAATGATATATTTAATGTATGTAACAATATGAATCATATTAAGAAATCAGTTATTAATTGTTATTGGTGCTGCATGTCATTTGATAGTACGCCTTGCGTATTACCTAAAAAATTACTAAATAATACATTTATTACGTCTCATTGTATATTTTGTTCACCTGAATGCGCGATGGCTTATAATATTTGTCATAATGGGGATAAAAGCAATGAATATTCATCGTTATTGCATTTATTATATAGCAAGGTATATAAAGAAAAAGAAATTTTAATAAAACCGGCGCCACCCAGAGAATGTTTAAAAATATTTGGAGGAACGATGTCTATAGATGAATTCAGAAGTTCTAATAATTATTTTAGAAAACATCAGATATATAACGAACCTCTGATATGCGAGACTTATACCCATAGTGATAAATATGATAATAATTTAAATAGTGAATTAAAATTAAAGAGATCAAAGCCAGTTAATAAAAGCCATATTCTCAATTGTATCAATAATTATAATCAATAAATAATTATATTACTTTAGAAATCATCATCTATCGTAAGATTCATACTTTTAAAATATGGATTTATATCATTTTGGATTATTATATTAGTATTATTTTCTTCTATAATTACCAGACTGGGCAATGTGTTAATTTCTACATTTAATTCTCCTATTATCTCGTCATCTTCATCTATATCTAATTTACTAAAATTATATTTACTTTTATCTAAATTTTCAATATATATTGAAATATTTTCAAATATAGCAGGACAACTGTTACACCATTTAGCACAAATAAAATATAAATTAATCATATAATATTATTTAATATTATATTTTTAAATTGAATCAATATTTTATTTTTATTAAACCTCCAGTAATTTGTTTACTAAACATATATATTTTTCTTTTGCGAAATCTTTATCGGTATTCTTATTTATTCCAAGAATTCCATTTAGCACGATTTTGGACGTCGTCTGCCCATGGTTGTGAGATATTTATATCGCCTATCGTACTCTGTTTATATAACGCATTTTGGACGCGTTTGAAGAGTTTTCGCTGCTTCGCAAGCATTTTCAAAATTATCTACCATAAGAACTATTATTTTTTGTAATATACTGCAATATGTAATATTATATCCAGTATAAATACAACGGCCATAAAAATACATACATAAATAATCATTTCATTATATTTATTATGTTTCTCTATTTTTTTTATTTTTTTTTTTAAATCTTTATTTAAACTTTTAAGATTGTTTAACGATTGTTTTATACTAATCAATTCATCATTATTAGAATTATTATTAAATGTCGAATATGGATTAATATTTCTATTTGGATTAATTAAATTTGGTTGATTTACCACATTAGGTTGTTTGTAAGTATCGTTATCATCCTTATTTAATGCATACCTGTCGTTAGATATATTATAGTTATAATAATTGTGACCATCATTATACCTATTAGGTGGGCCTGATGTTTCGGGTAATCGTTCGTAAGAGCGCGAAAAATTGTTTTTATTAGGTGGTAAATTTGTATTACTGGGTGGTTCGCTTTTTTGAAATGAAGAACTATCGTCAGAATTATATATTTCGTTATAATTAAATTTCTCTACATTGCTAAAATTAGTTCCCCACGCTTCTTCTAAAGAACACATTATATATATTATGTATTATAAAAAAAAAAAAAGATATCCGTCTAAATTATATTAGCAATCGAAAATATCTATTGGTTTTGGATTAATAAATTCACTATCGGAATTTATACTTATTGGATTTATGCTTATTGGATTTATGCTTATTGGATTTATGCTTATTGGATTTATAATAATTTTAATATATAAATCACCTTTGTAATTATCACTATAGTCAATCATACCGTAATCTTCTAAAATATAAATTAGATTGGTCCAAGGTTTTTCAATATTTATATATATATCGTTTTTGAAATGAGTTATTTTATATTTAATACATTTAAATAAGTCGTCCTTACCTATTTCCAAATAATATATCAAATCAAAATCTTTGTATCTTTTAAATTTATTATCCGGTTTATCGATAATATTGACGTGTAAATCACCGGAATATTCATTTTCTAAATCATAATTACCAATATTTTCAAAAATATTTTTCTTATTTAATAAATTTAAACTTATCGTTTTTGTATAGTTGATTAAACCATCCTTAACAATAGAGCGTTTTTTAAGATTTACCGTGTGTAATTTAGTGTTAGATATATATTGTTCTTGTAATGAAATTTCATAATCCATAATAATCAATTTAGCTTTGCTTTTATTTAAATTTTTATGTAAATTATATGTTTTAAAACTATTCCAAATATGTTTAGGAAATTCAAGGAATATGTTTGAATTAATTATTTTATCAATCATAATGTTTGTATCGTCGTCGTTAAAATTAATATTTGGAAAAAAAACACTAAATATTTCATAAGGATTCTCTTTAGAATGTTCTTTATTAGAACTTAATATTGAATACGCTTCGCCGATATCTTGAAATTTTTTTGTATAATATTCATTGTCGCCGTCCGGATGACGATCGGGGTGATTTAGTAATGCTTGTTTTCTATACGCTTGTTTTATAACTTCTTGGGATGATCCTTTTTCAATATCCAGCATTTTATAATACTTCTCCATATTAATAAATATAATATATAACTTTTTAAATTATTTAGTATTATATAAATTAGTATACCACTTATAAATATTCTAATACTTTATAGAATACGTCAGTTGGTAAATCTATAATTATTTTTAAATCTTTATTACAACTAGCTCTATTTGAATCACACAATATTTTACCATTTATTAAATCCTTTTTAATATTTTTTTTATATTCCTTTTCCAGAATACAGAAAATTTTAAATTTAATATTTAAATTTTCATAAATATTATTTATAGATGCTTTAATTGGCCAACTTCCCCAGTTCCATATATATTCGGTAAACCCCATTAAGTTATAATTATTTTTAATAGTTATGTTCAATTCGTGCCAACTCCAAGTATCCCATGTTGTGGACGGTTTATTCAAATTATATAATTTAAGATATTTATTGCGAAATATTTTAATATTATTACGTCGTTCGCGCGTTTTAATTAAGCGTTCACTTTCGTTAATATTTACATTCTGTTGTTCTTTAACTAAACTATAAATATTCATTAATAAATAATACATTTTTTTATCATTTTTATTTAATATATTATTAATATATGAGTATAGTTGAACCCAGTAAAATCATTAATCAAAGTTGGAATGAACATTTTAATCGTACATTAGATTCTTTGAAATACGACGAAAAGGATAGTGTGTATTCTAATACAAGTGATATTATAACAACGATTACTAAAATGTGTGATAAGATTGAAATAAATAAAAATACGGAGGATATCGAAGCATTGTGTAATGCGATCAAAGATAAAAAAATTAAAAAGAAAGTAATGAGTAAAATAAAATCAAAAAAATCCGGAAAAGATAAGTATAAAGAAGATAAGTATAAAAAACTTGAAAAGGATATTTATGCTAATAAATTATTTGGTTTGCCGTGTATACAACTTTTCAAAGAAAAAAATATAAATATATTAATTGATAAATTTCTAATTGTAGATTAATATAAAGATATATCAATAATAATAAATTATAGATGTTTAAAATAAAAGAAATTAAACAACTAAAAAACAACGATAATTATTTATTAGAACTTAGACATAATGAAGAATTAGATAATATTGAAAAAGAAAAACGTAATTTAGAAAATTATAAAAATGAAATAAATACAATAAACAATAATATTAATAATTTGAATAATAAAATAAACAAAACAAAAAACGATTATAACTTATTATATGAATATGTTGAAAAAATAAACTTAATAAAAAAAAAAATTAATGATATTGAAAACGATACATCTTTAATAAACTATTATTTAAATGCGGGACACCTTATTCACGATTACTATAATAACGATAACTCATACACATATGATTTTTTCAATAAACATAAAAAAAGTCAAGATTCACAAAAGAAATTTAATATACATGAAAAATATTTAAATAAAATGGATGATAAGTTTATTAATAAAGAAATAGTTATTGATTACAATAAATGCAATAATTGTAAAAGTACTAATATACGCATAAGTAATACTGAAAGTATTATGATCTGTGTAGACTGTGGCGTAACCAAAAATATATTAGTTGATTCGGATAAACCAACATATAGAGAACCACCTAAAGAATTGACTTATTTTGCATATAAGCGTATTAATCATTTCAACGAGTGGTTAGCTCAATTCCAAGCTAAAGAATCAACGGATATACCTAAACAAATATATGAAGATATATTATATGAACTTAAAAAAGAAAGATTTACTGATTTGAATAGTCTTAAATCTAGTAAAGTAAGAATTATTCTTAAAAAACTAAAATATAATAAATATTATGAACATATTCCCCATATAATAAATAGATTAAATGGTAATCAACCTCCAATAATCAGTAAAGAAATAGAAGAACAATTAAGATGTATGTTTAAACAGATACAGGTACCATTTTTAAAAAACTGTCCAAAAGATAGAAAGAATTTTTTATCGTACAGTTATGTACTACATAAATTTATAGAATTATTAGAATTAGATGAATATTTACCCTGTTTCCCATTGCTTAAAAGTCGTGAAAAACTAAATCAACAGGATCAAATCTGGCGTCATATATGTGATCATTGTAAGTGGGAATTCATTAAATCAATATGAAGATTCATTCGATTCATATTCTTCTAATTTTTTTTTTAAAATATTTATTTGATTTTTTTTTTTTAATAATTCCTTATCCTTCAATTGTGAACTACTGAGAAGTTTAAAAAAAAGAGTTTCGTAACTATGATTATTTTTAACACATTTTATATTTCTCTGAACCGTCCAACTGTTTTTGTTGTTTGTTAAGATTAGATATTCTGGAAATATTAATTTTATAAATCCACCGGTGCGAAATTTTAATTTGTTTTCGTTATTACACCATATAAAATAACGAATATGTTTACCAATTGGTATATTCTCTATATTTTCAACTTTTTCATAATTTTCTAATTTAGCTTTAATGCATGGAGCATTAAAACCATGATTATCGATAGCTTGATTTAGTATATCGGTATACGTAGATTCCGGTCTACTGTAATTACTTTCGCTTATATTTTGTTCATAAGATTTATTCATACTTATTATTTATATAATATAAGTTTTAATTATTATTAATTATATTTTATAAGTTAATTTATTAGTAATGTACTTACTTTATTAACAATTATTTCGCATACTGCTTTGTAATCTTTGTGTGTTATGTCAATATTGAATAATATTGATAATGGTATTAGTAAATCAGTGTTTAATATATTGACTATATCTGTTTTATTATTATCTTCGTTTATTTTGTTTTTTAATTGGTTTTCAAAACTTTCTAAAAATTTATCCATATTATTTAATATATAACAAATCCTAGTTTTTTACATAGGGGATTATCTTAAATCCCCTTGGGATCCGGTATTAATATTTTTTCTAAAGGATGAAAATAAATCACCAGGAATATTGTTGTATATTTTAAACATATTAGGATATGAGCTTTTATTTTTATCTAAATAATGCGTATATTCTTTAGTATTATTAAAATATTCATTTTTATTAAATATTATAAAAATTATTAAAAATGTTAATATTATACAATATATCATATTATATTTTATATATATATAATATAATGAACATTATTATTTTATTATTACTGATAATTGCTATATATTTGATTATACATGCTAAATATACAAGTACTGATATTAAACACAAAAATAATATTCCCGAAGATACGCGTACTTCAAATACAAGTACTTCAAATATGATTTATGAAGATATCGTTGATAAAAATTCTGAACCCGGCTTGACACGCTCGTTTCAAAACGATGATTCTTTGTTGCTTGGGAGTTTGCATTCCAATGTTGTTCCAAAAAGTAGTGATGCTAGTAATGATATTGGGACTATATACGGAAAAGCACCAATACGACAAAATAATCCCTGTATCAAATATTCAGAATATCGTAATCTAACAATATATCCTATTCCTAATTCAGATTTTTATATACCTAATCGTTATAAAAACTATGAAGAAATACCGGGTGAGCTATTTTCTTCATTTAGAGATATTCTTTTAGATAAAGTATAACGATCCAGTATTTAATATATAATATATTAATATAATGTATAATGAGTTAATAACTAAACCATTTATTAGCAATACTATATTTAATCAGTTTATTAGTGAAAAAGATATTATAAATATAATGGATAATTTTTATAGAAACTATGCGTTTTCTACATTCCCCTACAAACAAAAATTAAATTCAATTGAATCCTATAAGCAAAAATTTTCTGGAAATTGTATAGCTCTATCCTATGCGATACAAAATATATTAAAAAGTAGAAAAATAAAAAGTTTCTTAATACCAGCAAGTATTCCTAATATTTACAAAGTAAATGGATATTTAGAACTTGCTCATGTGGCTTTAGCAGTTCCAATTAAAGAAAACAAAAATAACTATATTTATATCGTGGACACGGCATTTTATTTTTTAAATCCGTTAAAAATTCGTATAGATAATTATGACCCATCGATCGCTAATTCCGTAGTATTTTCAAAAGCAATATATGATAAAGAGCATAATCATGATTTAAAGGATTATAATTCAATATCTAAAATTTTATCATACACGGACAAACTTAAAGAAAATACGGAATTTAACGAATGGCAGCAATTGAGTGAAGGGATATTTTATGTAAAATGTCATTATCTTAATAATATATACGACACTTGGTCATATTATCTCACCGAGATTGTAAATCCCGACGAGGCGATTTCTGAATTTTTTTTAACGATAAAAAAAGAACCGTTTATATGCGTAACTGAGCCCGACCATAATGGAATATGTAAATGTAAATATTATATTAAAAAATTAGAATCGGGCAAATATAATATTAAGGAAGATTTAATAACGCAATCATATGATAAAATTCCTATAAATATATTAAAAATACTAAAATTATATAATTATTTTTGAATAATTACTTTAAATTATTAATATACTAATATTATGAACGCCAAAATTTGTAGAAATTGTGGAAAATCAGGACATATCAATAAAAACTGTACTGAACCAATTACGAGTTATGGAATAATATTAATAAATAAATTAAATATAATCCCAACTATATTATTTATCCAACGTAAAAATACTATAGGTTATATAGAATTTATATTTGGAAAATATAATATGAATAATAAAAAATATATAGAAGAAATAATTAAAAGAATGACTATAAGTGAATTTGATTTTATTAAAAACAATTGTTTTGACGATTGTTGGGGAAAAATATACGATAAAAAAACAATACCTATTCATTTAAAAAAAAAATATAATTTATTTAAAACCAAGTATGATTTAACTTATTTTAAACCAGCGTATAATTACACCGAATGGGAGTTTCCTAAAGGTCGTCGCAATAATAATGAAACTGATATAACATGCGCTATTCGTGAATTTAATGAAGAAACTAATATCAATATTGAGAATATTGAAATAACTGATAATATCATTGAAGAAAATTATATATCTAATAATAATAATAATTACAGACACATATATTATATAGCATATCTTTTAAAAAATATACAATTAAATAAGTTACCCTGCCAAGAAGTATTAATGATAAAATGGCTGACGGTTAGTGATGGTGTTAAGTATATTAGAGATTATTCATTAAAAAAAAAAGAAATAGTTAATAAAGTAGGTAAACTATATATATGATATTCAACTTACGCGATATTCAACCTTATTTATACGACATTCAACTGATACGATACATTATTACTAATCCTATATTTATCCATAGCATATTTAATTAACTTATTATTAGTATCCATAATAATTTGTTCACACCTTTTTTCTACGATAGAAGTTTTAATTTGTTCTTCTCTGTCTTCAATTATTTTATTATTATTCATGTTAAATTTACTGAATTCTTCTTCATCGAATATTAAATCAATATATCCAGTGCCACCTTTTATTTCTTGACCAAGCATAATATTACTGGATACACCATTTATTGAATCTAATTCTCCAAATATTGCAGCTTTTGCTAATATATCGGGAGTTTCTTCGAACGAACATTTTGAAAGAGGACCAATATCACTCTTGTTTATACCGTGACGATCTATGGACATAAGTATGCCACGAGACGTCATTATATCCGCGAGTAATTTAATATGACGACTGTTTACATAAGTTCCGTCAAAAGATATCAGTTCAGTCAGTTCATTAATCAATACATTGCGAGCCGCCTCTATACCAAATATTTCATACATTTGGCGAATATCGTTTGATGTCGTTTTCGTAAAATCTACATCATCGTTTACTAAAATATCTTCTATATTATCACCCTCGGCATCAATATACCATCGCTCTTTGTTAACGTTGAATTCACATTCAACGTCATCTATAATTTTCGTTACTGTGGTGGAGTAGTCAGCGTGTATGCTATTTATATCAATATTTGATATTCCTTTAATTCCTTTAATTATTAATTTATCTAATATATTTTGTTCAATTTTCTTGAGTAATATAATCATATCATTTCCATTGTCGACATCGTCGTCGTCGTCATCTTCGTCAATAATATCTATTTTTCGTATAAATATATTTAGATCTAAACAATTATCGTCGGTATAAATTATATCTAAATTATATTTATCAGTATTATATTTATTATACAATGCTATATATATTTCCTCCATAGTGATATTGTTATCTATCATAAGTATTTTATTTATATTTAATACTAATATCCATTTATTAATATTTTCCGGTTGATTGAGCCGATATTTTACCATATCGTCGTCAATGTAATCTAAGTTATCATTCTTGTTAAATATAATCTTGGAACTGACCATCACGTCCTTTAACATCGTTAGTTCTAATTTATTAGCAACATCCATAGTTTTAAATTTATCTTCATTGATATTATTTTTAAGAAATATCTTAATTATAGGAGTTTTAATATTTTTAGACATAGATATAATCTCTTTCAAACGCGGCACACCTCTTACTACTTCTGATTTAGAACCAACGCCCGCAAAGTGAAATGTATTCAGCGTCATTTGTGTGGCAGGTTCGCCTATTGATTGAGCTGCTATCGTGCCTACCATTGTACCATAACTCGCAATTGATTTAATATATTTATTTTTAATATCTAAACAAATACTTTCAAATATAAGTTTATTGATACTCTTTTTAAGAATAATTTTTGGCGATAATTCCGCTCGTAGTACTATACTGAATATATTGTAGTCATTGTTAATATTTAGTAAATTACATTTATCTATTATATCATCAATTCCTCTAAGTATTTCTAATGGCGTGGGTTTAAATCCAACCACGTTTTGAAATTTATTTATATTATTATTTATAATTCTATCTATATTTACACCATTGTATAATGAAGTATCATTTAAATTATCATTAAATATATTTTGAATTATATATTGTCTATCATTAATAATCTGAATAAAATGCTGTCTCAGTGGAAGTAACGCTTCACTACGGTCTTTAACGCTATACTTACCTATTAAATCATTTTCATCATAAAGATATTTATATTCTAACTCGTCGTATGAAATATTTAATGTCGGTAAGTAGATCTTTTCTATAGCGTTAGCATCCAGACCATCTTCCCCATACAAGAATTGGATAATATTATTATTACTATTTCTTATAGTATTGTCTGTATATATTTTAAGATCCTCCATGCCTTTAATAAGTTTTCTTTGTATATAACCGGTCTCCGAAGTTTTTACGGCGGTATCAATAACGCCCTCACGCCCGCCCATCGCGTGAAAGAAAAATTCAGTAGGGCTGAGACCTCTTAGAAATGAATTCTCGACAAAACCGCGCGCCGATGGACCGTTGTCGTACTTATGGAAATGCGGTAATGACCTATCTGTAAATCCAAACGGAATACGTTTACCATCTACATTTTGCTGTCCAACGCAGGCGATCATCTGACAAATATTAATTGGGGAACCCTTGGACCCAGATTTAATAATATTTATAATATTATTTTCATTACTTAACTGGCTCATACCGACTTTACCGGTTTCATTCACTGCCTCATTCAGCGTTCTATTGATCTGTGATTCAAATTCGTAATTATTTGATTTACTTGTATTATTCGTAAAATTCCCATTATGTATGGATTGTATAATATTGATTACTTTTTCTTTCTTACTATTTATAATATTTTGCATATTGTCTTTGTTTTGTTCACTGGCGATTAAATCGCCGGCCCCCACCGTATACGCGTGTTCGTGCATAAATAGAGTAATCAACGCCTGTAGATTATTTAAAAAATCCGAACACGCGTCAATACCATAATCATTATAGATAATATGTATTAACCCACGCTCTGTCCCTAATACCGATTTATTAATAACGCCGGATATATAATATCCATCTTTGATTAATAACAAATTATGTTTACATTTATATTTGACAACACCATTTTCTCGACTATCATCGATATTCCAATCCTCGCCATCGGGAATTATTGCTCGGCGAAGATGTTCGCCGGTCAAAATATGAACGGTTCCATCATCGACGTCATTCTCCGAATATAAATTATTTGTCCGTCTAATATTTATTTTAGGAATTACGCAAGATATTAATTGTTGCCCTATCCACATATCTTCATTAATAAATATATCGTTTTCACCATAGGTTAAACTATCACTATGTTTAAATAATGGAAAGTTATTATTTAATTTATCTCCTTTGCGAATTAATGGATTATTCAAGATAGATTGAATTTTATCATTTGGTGCATTAGTTACTCCGAGTAATTTAATTACTTCTTTTTTACATAAATATAAATTGGGTTGAGTAAATAGATATACGCCCAGTAATGAATCCTGGACTAAACTAATAATTGGCTTATGTTGCGCTGGACTAATAATTTGTGTTTTAACGGATGCTAACATATTAATCTCACAGGCCGTTTGCGTTGATTGTGGTACATGCATATTCATTTCGTCTCCATCGAAATCAGCATTATATGGCGTCGTTACGCTAGGATTAAGGCGAAATGTAGAATAATCCATAACTCTAACTCGGTGAGCCATCATACTCATTTTGTGCAAAGAAGGCTGACGATTAAATAGGACAATATCTCCATCAACCAGGTGTCTGTTTACGATATCTCCTAGTTCTAATTGAATATTACGAATATCGATATGTTTTAAAGTTATTAATTGTCCTTTTCCATCACCTCTTAGCGATGATATATTTTTTTTATAAATAGATTTTACACCGGGCCACTTATCGTAACCGTTATTTACATACTGTTTAAGTAAATTTATATTATATCTGGTTACCTTTTCTGGAAATGTTAAATTTACAGCAATCTTACGAGGGACTCCCAACTCGTCAATACTTAGATTCGGGTCAGGCGTAATCACACTGCGCGCAGAATAGTCAACACGCTTTCCCATCAAGTTGCCACGAACGCGACCCTCCTTTGACCGCAGTCTTTCGGTAATTGATTTTAATGGTCTTCCGGATCTCTGTTGCGCCGGCGGTAGTCCTGGAATTGAATTATTTATAAGTGTCGCTACATGATACTGCAATAAATCAATCCATTGTTCTAATATATGATTGTCGTTATCAGTTGGTTTATTCATCTTTTGTCGCAGTGAACGATTAGTCTTAATAATATCGCATAATTTATGGGTAATATCATCTTCCATACGTGTGTTTGTTTCATTGCGCACGGATGGACGAACATACGGCGGAGGTACGTTTAATTTAGTACATATCAACCAATCTGGGCGACACAGTTTTGGATTTAGACCCATGAGCACAAGATCTTCGTCGGTTATTTTCTTAAATATATTAAGAACGTCTTCGGCGCTCCAATAAATTACTTCTTTCTCTTTGTTTATTTCCCACTCTGCTTTAATTTTAGATATATTCTCTTTTTGGTCACGATTAATTTTTTTAGGTCGGTAGGCATCACAGTATGGGCATTGTCCATTGGGTACTTTCTCAGTTAATTTATATAATTCATTAAATCTATCTATACGTTTATATCTCATCAAATAAGGAATTTTCTCCTCTTGAATTAAAATTTTAGAACATTTCCAACAAGTGCATTTTAAGAATTTTATAATCCAATTTATCAAATGTAAGTAAAACACCGGAACTGCTAAATTAATATGACCAAAGTATCCGGGGCATGTTTTATTGTCCATTTTATCAGTCGGACATAATTTCCCATTTTCTAAGACACCCATACGCGGATCAAATAGACCGCCTATTTTAGGTATATCGCTTTCATACCCTTCCTGTGTAACGATTTCAGCTACCGAACGCCGTTCAATTTCTTCCGGTGAAAATATACTAAATTGTAATCCAATTACTTTCGAAGTGTTAATTTTCATTATATATATAATAATTATTTTTATAAATCATTTTTTATTAAATAATTTAAATATTATATTATTATATAATTTATGCCATATAATACAAGAAGTAATAATTCATTTGATATTTTAAATAACAGTGATATTATTACAGTAATGTCTAATTCAGAACCTATTAGTAATAAAGAATCAAATAAAGAATCAAATAAAGAATCAAATAACAATTTATTGCTAAAAAATTCATTTGACAATATTTTAAATAATAATGATACTATTAAAGATAAACAAATTATAAAAAAATATACTTTGAATGAAAAAAACTACTATAAACAATTAAATTTAGATAAAAAAGAATTAATTCTCAGTACCGAAAATGAATTACTCAAACTGGATGATACTAATACTCCTTTTAGATTTAAATTATTACAAATAGATTTACCATTAAACGTTAAAAATATAATAATAAAAAAAATAGAACAGTTAAATCAACTCGACGCGGACACAGAATATTATAAATTGAATAAATGGCTGAATACGTTTTTTGAAATCCCGTTTGGTAAATATACTCCACCGTTGATAAGTAACCCTACTAATAAAGATATTAAACAGAGTTTAAAATCAGCTAAAACCAATATGGATAAAGTTATCTATGGTCACGCTGATGCTAAAAATGAAATCTTAGAATATATTTGTAATTCATTTTTGAATCCAAATATTAAAGGTAAAATATTGGCTTTACAGGGACCCCCGGGCAATGGTAAGACTACTCTAATTAAAAACGGTGTTTCGCAGGCAATGAATAAATATTTTGGCTTTGTGCCATTAGGTGGCTCGCAGGACAGTTCATTTTTACAAGGGTTTGATTATACGTACGAGGGGTCCACCTGTGGCCAAATTTGTAATATTCTAAAAATGGCTAATACTATGGACCCTATTATATATTTTGATGAGTTAGATAAAATAAGCAATACTCCCAAAGGAGAAGAAATTGCACATTGTCTATGCCATATTACCGATTCTTCGCAAAACACTACCTATTACGATAGATATTTATCGGAGGTACCTATAGATTTATCAAAAGTTACTTTTATATTTTCGTTTAACGACGAAGGCCAAATCAATCCTATTTTAAAGGATAGATTAAACATTATACGAACAAAAGGATATTGCAACAAAGACAAATTAAATATTTCCCACAATTATCTTCTCCCCGATATATTTACAAATCTCAATATTAAATTAAATAATATAATATTCAGTGATAAATCCATTGAATACATCATCAAGAACTTTACAGAAAAAGAAGAAGGTGTTCGCGAATTGAAAAGAAATTTAGAAAAAATATGTTCTAAAATTAATATTTATAATGTTAATATGAGCGATGATTCGGACACCATAGTTGATATTAAAATTAAAGATTTTAAATTACCTATAGTGATAACTGAAGATATTTGTAATATGATATTAAAAAAGAAGCACGAAAATCCATCAATTGAGCATTTATATATTTAATTTCGTTATATAATTAATAAAAGAATATTAAGTAATATATGAGTAAAAATATCGCTATAAAAAAATTCGATATGAACAATATTAAAGACGACAAAGTTGTAGTATTAGTGGGTAAACGAGAAACCGGTAAAAGTTTTTTAGTTCGCGATTTATTATACTATCATCAGGATATTCCGTGCGGCACAATAATTTCCGGAACCGAAGGATCTAATCAGTTTTATAGCAAAATGTTCCCCAGTTTGTTTATACACGGCGAATATCGCCCAGAGTTAATTTCTAATTATATAAAAAGACAAAAGTTAATTATAACTGAGCAACAGAAAGAGAAGCAGTCGCATGGCGTAAGCACTATTGACCCAAGAGCATTGATTATTTTGGATGACTGCTTGTACGACAGCAGTTGGACTAAGGATAAAAATGTTAGAAGTCTATTTATGAATGGGCGTCACTATAAAACTATGTTCATAATCACTATGCAGTATTCGTTGGGAATACCGCCAAATTTAAGAACGAATATTGATTTCGTCTTTATACTGAGAGAATCGTATATTTCTAATAGAAAACGTCTGTATGATAGTTACGCCGGCATGTTCCCCACTTTCGATATATTTTGTCAAATCATGGATCAATGTACCGAAAATTATGAATGTTTAGTTATTAATAATAATGCTAAAAGCAATAAAATAGAAGATATGGTTTTTTGGTATAAGGCCGACGATCACCCATCGTTTCAATTAGGTGATCCAATGTTTTGGAAACATCATACTGAGAATTACAATGAAACTAATAACGACGTGGATGATTATGACCTTGAACACATACACACCTCCCGCAATAAACTCAAAATCAATGTCAAGAAAATCTAAGAGATTATATCAATTTTAAATGGCTACTCGGCTATTAATAAAATAAATAGTTGGTAAGAAAAAATGATTCATACATATTTGTGAAAAGATAGTTATACTAAACATTATTAGTCCAGGAATTTTCACAATTGCTACAAATATATAAGTAATGCATATTGATCTTATCGTAATTTATAAATATTACTTCGTTTGAGTTATTATATTTTTTTAATGTACATGGTATTGTTTCGGTATTAATTGTTAATTTAATATCTAAAGAACTAATTTTATTTAATTTCTCAATCGTGGCTTTATTCATATCTTTATTAAATTTAACTAAAATATTTTTTTCGCCACAGTTTATATTAACGATATTTATTTCAGTATCTCTTACATCCAAAGCTTTATTTAGGATAGGGGTTAATTGTTCCATAAGCAATGCACTTAATTCGTCGTTAAGTTTAGATGTAACTCCATATAATATCAGTGCATTTTTGCTGGTTATGGTTGAATTATTGGATATACACGATTTATTTACGCAGGATATATTAGTTAGTCTGGGCAACGACGGATCCTTGTGTATATATGGATTTTTACGATGCTCCTGGGTTAAATATGAATCGGTTTTATTGGTTATATTTATACATATATCCTCAACTTCTTCTTCGCTACTATTTTGACACCGATTACAATAATATTTTAATTTATTTTCATTTTTTTTAATTAAATACATACTATCGCATTTTGTACAAAATTTCATTATATATATATATATTAATATAATCATTTTTATAAATTATTTAAAATTATTGATATATATTATAATAAGTTATGGCTACTAAAATTATATATACTTATGATGATTTTGTTAAACACTTAGGTGAATTTAAACAAGACAAATTACCAATAAATTTTTTAAATAATGACGCTCTGAGTTATAAGCACTGGAAAGAAATTAATAATTCTGAAAAATCAGAATTAAGTAAAAATATTAATTTAACATTAAATAAATTAGAAAGACATAATATTCAGCGAACCTACGATAGCATTATATCACAACTTAATGACAATACCATAAAATTATTTTTAACACAATTTCATAAAAATATTCACTGTAATAACGAAGCAAATATAATTAATTATATTAAACTATTAATATTGATTCGTAATTCATATACCCAACCGGTAGATACATATATTTCATCATTATTGAACGACGATGATGATAAAGAGACCTTGGTTAAGAATGTTTATATTATGTGTATAATATCAAAAAGTATTAAAGAAATTAAAAATGATATTACTAAATTAATTACAAAAGGTTTTAGTGAAATGAATTTATCTGACGACAATAATAAAAAGGAACTATACTGCGAGGTATTGATAAAAATTTTCAATACTCTTAAGAATAATTCAAAATATAAAAACGAGATTAAAACAATAACAAGTAATAAAAAAATTAAAAGTCGTATTAAATTTCTATTAATGGATTATGAATAATATTAGAAGATTACTCAAAATCATATTTTACAACTGACTCCTCGCTGGCTTCCAGGGGAACCCATTTTTTGAAATCCGTATGGTATTCACATCTCACTTTGTTACGACCTTCCTTAAGCAATTGTTTAATGGTATCCAACATTTGTAAATTTTTTATTCGCGCTACGCTATGATAAACATACTCACGGTTCTTGTCGCAATATAGGTGGTATATGCCACTTTGATTAGAGGACTTGATTACAAACGTTTTGTAATTATTGCATACAATATTTACAACATTATTAACGGGTATCTTGACAGCGTTATTCTTGACAGCGTTATTCTTGACAGCGTTATTCTTGACAGCGTTATTGTTATTCCTGACAGCGTTAGCGTTATTCTTGACAAATAACTTATCTATATGTACACCTTGATTGATGGTATGTTTTTTTGTTCTATTGTCTTCTGGTTTGATAGATTTATTAACCTGTATATTTTTATCTTTACGATTAAAGCTATATTCAATATTATTCGCACCGTATATATCCTTAAATATTATGCCGCCATAATTAAAATCGATTCGCCCAAAGCATTTATTAATATCGCTTAATATATAATAAGGTTTTACGCGTAATTTACATACATCCATATTTTCGTCATACTTGTATGATTTCTCTAATAATTCATAAATAAGACCCAGCCTCATAAAGAAAGTTTCCTTTGCAATTGTTCTGCCACGGTGGATATATATATCATTCATTAAAAAATACCATTCGTCGTTATTTGTTTTTATCATTTCTCCGAATATTAAGGTATTTTTATATACCTCATCCCTAAATCTAAATTTACAATATGTCATTCGTGGATAATTGTGCTTGTCTGAAATTTTAGTATCAATAAATAAACAAACTTTATTATCCATATAGTCGGTAGTGATATATAATAAATATTGATTACCGATAGTCTTAATACTTGCTAAATGTTTATTTCTCATCAGTATATTGGTCATACGATTTGAATATTTGTTATTTGTTATTTTATCACATAACGCACCATAATTAATAGATTCTAATATTTCTTTTTTATAAATATTAGAATTTACATTAAATGAAAAAGTATCGCAAAATGATATTTTATTTAAATTCATTTATATATATCTATTATTGTAATCATTTTTTTATATGATTTAAAAAATTTATAATTATTTATACTATATTATTTATACTATAAAATTGATACTATCAATCTGTGTCAATATAAATGAATTCAATTGAAGTATTTGTGAATGACCTGGTGAACGATGTGGTAAATAATATTGACGGCGGTATGTTAGATACCCAAAAACTGGATGCTATGAAATATGGAATGTTTAATAATAGAAGTTACGAAGGACTGAAAAGTAGTGTATTAAAGAGTGGCGTATGTAAATATTATAGACGAGGGGTGTTCGCTAAGTTTGAATGGTGTATTATTGAAATGATGATCTTTGGTTTGAAGAATAAGGGGTTGATGACTAATATAATAAATAGACTTAAAATTTTGATATTTGAGGAGATTGTTATAAGTGAGGTTAGTAATATAGTCGAAATGATACGATTGGTGGAGGAGGTGGAGTGCAGTACCCGTTGGAATAGAAAGATTGAATTGATATTAGAATTTGTAAAAGTTAGTAGTTTGTGTAAAAGAGGGCGAATTTGTAGTTATATGAATAATTGGTGGAAGTATAATAAGGAGGTATATGACTTAGGAGCTATTGGACTAAATAAAGTATTGAAATATAAGAAAGTTAGAGATAGTGATGAATTATTAAAATTAGGTGAATTGCTCCTGAAATTTATTGATACTAAGGATGAGCGATTGATAGATGTATTTAATAAAATGTATGTTTTGAAGGGCGCTATGGGTGTTAGAGATAGAAGAAATGATGGAATATATTTGTATTGGGAGATAATTGAGGATTTATTTAAGGACAATGATAAATTTATGAAAATTTGTAAATTTTGTAAGGAAATGTTTTATAGAAAGGGGATGAAGGAAAGAGCGTATTTTGCCGTATGGATTGGTATGTTTGTTATAAATTATGAAAAATTGGATTGGAATAAGGAGTTTTCAAATAAATGGGGCGAAGTGAATTTAGAAGATTACTTTAAGAAAAGAGAAATTATTGAAATAGATGATTATGTGAAGAAAGATTATCATGTAAATAAGAATTATGGTCTGAAAAAGTTCGCGGAAGAAGGCGCTTTCGTAAAAGATGAATATTTAGAAGATTTGGACAGAGGTGAATTATACAAGGGATTTTATATTGAGAAAAAAACAGATCAAGAAGAAGAACGGGTGGGTAAGGATAAGGATAAGACTAAGGGTAATGGTAAGGCTAAGGCTAAGGCTAAGGATAAGGCTAAGGATAAGGATAAGGCTAAGGATAAGGATAAGGCTAAGAATACTAACCCTATAGTAAATACTAAACCATCTAATAACCTAAAGAAAAAAATGAGGAAAGAAATAGACGGAATGACGAATAATATTGAGACTATGAAAAATAATATAGAGACTATGAAAAATAATATTGAGGTAATGACAAAGTATATTAGTAAAATGGAGGGGAAAATAGACACAATGCATAAACTATTAAAAAAAACTAATAAAGTTGAGAAGACGGTTGTTGTTAAAAAGGAACCGCTAATAATAGAAGAGCGAGAGCGAGAGTTGAACTTTATAGATTGGCGTGAGTTCGATGTTATAAAAGTCTTAGAAGAAGGCGTGTGTGGTGGGAAAACTTGCTGCATTATCGTAAAGTATGGTGATAAACAGTACGTGTTAAAGGAGTTTAAAAAAGCAATGAATTGGGGTAGGGATTATGAGTGCGTGGATGGGTTAAAAGGGATGTTTGGACTAATTGATTTAAATATGATTAGAATCCGTAGTAATTATGGCTTAGGTAAAATAGATGATACCATAAAAAGTTTTGTTGGAAATTGGAAAATAATTAGTAGAAATTGCGTATACTGCATGATGGCTTTTAAAGAGAATCTAGGCGACGTCGGAAAGAGTAAGCAACTATTGACCGATAAAGTTATAGCTAAAGAATTACTAAAGATACGGCTATTTGATGGATTATTTAGAAGTAGTGATAATATATTGAGAAACGTATTGGTCGGCGATGGTGAGTATACTAATAGATTAATCAGTATAGATGAAGGCGATTTGTTTGGGAAGCGTGCTACTATATTTAATAAGAACGATTGGTCTAAAAAAAATATGAATATGGATATGCTCGACGAAGTTTTAAAAGAAATTGAGGAAAATAAAACAGAAAGAATGGAAATTATTACTAATAGATTAAAGACGTTCGGGTTTGAAGAAAATGTTTCGGAATTTACGGATAGATACGATAGATATAGAGAAATCGTTGTCGACGAGTTGTGTAATATTTAGGAATATTTAGGAATTAATATTTAGATTAATTGGAGTTCCGTTGCCCATTATCAAATCTTTAACATAATCAAAAGATTTTTTTTGTTCGTATTGCTCGTTGTGTCTGTCTTGCGCCTCGGTTATAAACTTATGAATATTGACGCGCGTATTACATAGTACCGGGGGTTGGGTAAATAACCAGTTATGGTAGGGGTCTATGCCGAGATTGACGTCATATAGAACATCTTCGCGCAAGCTATCATAGTCAGGCGTAAGAAACTGACGATAGGTGGGGTCTATAATTATATCTTTATATCGCAGTATCACGTGGTCCACACTATCATATTTAACCGTCGTGACATTTCTAAATCCTGCCAGTGTATTATCTGATTCTACATCCGAATTATTTTTAATTACGGCGCACGACGCGCCGCAGTTGTACCGCCCTTCAAACGTTTCGGGTCCTTTCGGGATATGTTTGAGGCGGTGCTTATTGTGAAGAAACGTATCAGTGGACATTCGTTGTAATTTAGGCACATTCGTGTTTATCAAATTGTATAGCGTGGTCATACATAGGTTCATAGCGATTAATTTAATTGTATAATAAGTTTAAAGTTGATTTTTTTATTTAAATCAATTTTAAAGTTATTAGATACTACAGTAATTTAATTATGTGATTATTTAATTACGTGATTATTTAATTAGAATATGCTAATCCACCCATACCGCTCATGATGCGCAGCACGTTGTAGTTGATGGCGTATATGTTGATATTGTCGCCATTGACGATCCAATTCTCGTTGTTTGTTCCTTTGATCCCCCAAGGGTGAATTGAGGATCCTGCGTCTTCTTTTCTACCCAATATACCATCGCTCACGAATAATTCGGCGTTGTCGATTCTTGAAAAGTTACACGTACCCGAGGGTTGGTGCTCCTCGGGACGCAATGCGAAGGAATACACGGCGATGGAGGGAGCGATGTTTGCTAATAATTGACCGCCGTGAACTTGAGAGGTGAGGTGAGTGTTAAATCCTAATAATAAACCCTCCATGAATATTGTCCATTTTTTTTTACTGTTTAATACTTCTATGGTGGTGGTATGATCGTCATGATAATTGAGATATAATTCGCCTCTCAATCCGAGCTTACCGCCCTGACCACTGTGGTGCTGTTTCACCTGGTATTCGGTGAAGAAATCCAGCGATTGCGGCGCAAATCGCTCCATGCCATTTAATCTTAAGCCGTATAGCTCGCTTCCGGTCTGAGTAATATTTAAGAGGCCGGTTGGCGTCGAAGGGTTCTTTGGATCGGGCGCGCCGCTCCAAATCAGTTCCTTGACCGGATGATTGAAGTTTAGTTTGAATCGTTTACCGGCCTTATTCTGCTGCCACTGCCACTGTTCTATTAGGTACTCGTGCGACACCTGCGCGAACCGACGACGCTCGTCGGTATCTAAGTATATATAATTACACCATAACTTAAGTTTAGTAGCTGCCTCACTACCGAACGGATACACGGTACCCCATCCGCCTCTATTTTCACCAACATTAGATTTAGACTCAGGATGACTAAAATCGTGTATTTTGAGTACTACTTCCACCTCGTGGTACTGTAGTGCGATGAGCGGCAACGCCAACCCGACGTTCTTGTTGAACCAGAAATTCAGCGGAACGCGAATATTTGAGGTTTCTATACGGCTAGTCATAGGTGGTTGAAATAATCCACTTCCGGTAGTCCCTATGTATATGCCGCCCGACTGCATCATTTTCTGCTCCCTATTGATATTAGATGAGTGAGGTCTTTTTGATTTAATATAATACGGTTCGTTGAAATCGCTGGTGTTTTTCATCGTGAGCTGATTCCAGACCTCCAACGAGTGACCGTACTGCTTATCTATCTGCTGACCGCCGATCTCAACGGACACCTCGTCGATAAACGCCGTGCCGAAATTCATCGGTCCAACGTTGTGAACACCTAAATTAGATAAATAAGAAGCACCAGCTCTTAAGTTTGAAGTGACGACTGGTGTGTTTGCTGAAGCTGATGTGGAGATCCTACTACCAACTTCTATATAGGGATAATTACTCGCGCTTGATTTAGAGTCCTCCACCTCCAAATAGCAATCGTACACTAAATCGCCCGAGCGAGCTAAAGTAGCGGTGACGCGCGAGCCGCCCGTTACGGTGCCGTTGATTGTCTGCTGAATGTACTCCATCGCGAAGTTCGTGTGGCGGCGATAAACCACCTTAAAGAAGGTAATCTGAGGATTACCCGTAAGATATATGTCTTGGGCGCCGTAGGCAACTAATTGCATTAAACCTCCTCCCATTATATATATATATATATATATTTTTAAAAAAAAATACTAATTTAACAGCGCCATATTATTTAATTAGAATATGCTAATCCACCCATACCGCTCATGATGCGCAACACGTTGTAGTTGATGGCGTATATGTTGATATTGTCGCCATTGACCACCCAATTACAGTCGTTCGTTCCGTATTGCCCATAAGCATATGGAGAAGCTGTGCTAGCTATTGCGGTTCTACCCATATTACCGTCACTGACGTAAATTTCGGCGTTATCAATTCTTGAAAAGTTACACGTGCCCGAGGGCTGGTGTTCTTCTGGTTTTAGAGCAAATGAAAAAACTGCGATTGAGGGTGCGTTATTTGATATTAATCCTCCAACGTGAACTTGATCACTATCTTTTATATAACGTCTACCACTGTTACCATTTTTTTGTATATCCGTATAGGTTGTACTTTTACCATTTGACTCAATAACTGTAAAGCAATGTTCATCTAAATATTCCATATATAACTCGCCTTTTAATCCAATTTTACCACCTTGACCACCATGATACTGCTCAATCATATACGTGGTAAAAAAATCAAGCGATTTGGGCACAAAACGATCCACGCCATTTAATTTCAAACCATATAATTCTTCTCCCGTTTGAGATATATCCAATAAACCCGTCGGCGTAGATGGATTCATAGAATCCGGCGCTCCGCACCAAATCAATTCCTTTACCGGATGGTTGAAATTCAATTTAAATTTAGAGGCTGCTTTATTCTGTTGATATTGCCACTGTTCAATAAGATATTCGTGGGGCGTCTGGGCGAACATGCGCCTCTCGTCGGTATCCAGAAATATATAGTTACACCATAGCTTAAGTTTAGTATTTGAATCCTTAAAAAAATAGTACTGGCTATTCCACCCCCCGCGTCTTTCGGAAGTGTCCGAATGAGTTGCCGTATCGCTAAAATCGTGTATTTTTAATACAATCTCAACCTCGTGATACTGGAGCGCTATAAGCGGCAACGCCAGACCTGGATGTTTATTGAACCAAAAATTAAGCGGAACTCTTATATTTGAAGTTTCAATATGCGATGAGTTAGGCGGTTGAAATATTTCATTTCCGGTAGTCCCTAAATATATTCCCCCCGACTGCATCATCTTCTGTTTATTTTTAATCTTTGATGAATTTGATAATAAATTTTTTGAATCCGATTTAAAATTATTAATATAATAGGGCTCTATAAATTTACTTGTGTTTTTCATGGTCAGTTGATTCCATACCTCCATTGAGTGACCGTACTGTTTATCTATTTGCTGTCCCCCTATCTCAACCGTGACTTCGTCGATGAATGAAGTCCCGACGTTCATTGGTCCTACGTTATGAACTCCTAAATTAGATAGATAACCTTTAGCAACTTTGATATTAGAGGCGACGATTGGAGTGTTCGTAGTCGTTGACGTGGACACTCTGCTCCCCACTTCCAGAAATATATTATCACTGGCGCTGGATATAGAATCCTGTACCTCCAAATAGCAATCGTATACTAAATCACCCGAGCGAGCTAAAGTAGCGGTGACGCGCGAACCGCCCGTAACCGTGCCGTTTATTGTTTGCTGGATGTACTCCATAGCAAAATTAGTATGACGACGATAGACGTCCTTAAAGAAGGTAATCTGCGGATTACCAGTAAGATAAATATCTTGGGCGCCGTAAGCAACCAATTGCATTAGACCCCCTCCCATTTAATATATATATACATAGTATTAAAAATTTATAAACATATAATAACAATAAATTGATTTAATTAGAATATGCTAATCCTCCCATTCCGCTCATGATGCGCAATACATTGTAATTAATAGCGTATATATTAATTAGGTCTCCGTTAATTACGTAATTAGTATTGTTTGTACCTTTTTTCCCCCAATCGTGATTTGTATTAGCATCAGTTGCTAATCCGGACCTACCCAATTTGCCTCCATTTACTATTAATTCAGCATTGTCTAATCTTGAGAAGTTACAAGTGCCCGAGGGTTGATGTTC